TAATCTTTTATTTTAGAATTTCAAATTTCTTTCATTTCACATTTTGTGTGGAAAAATCTAAACTTATCCTTAGATCTACGCTTAGCTTTTGATGAGACCTTAAATGGTCAATCATATAAATGCAATCGCTCTACTTTTGTTGAAACTTAGTACCTATAATGCTTTGATTTGAAATAATTCTTTAATTCTCATTTATTTGAGACAAAACTTCAGTTTTCTTGCGAATTACTGATTTATAATAGCAGCTTGATCACTAGCTAGTGTGATTTCTCCGACATACCGGTTTTCCAAAGCATTAATTACATCAAATATGAATAACTCTACTGCTTCTTCTGAAACAACTCCTATTGATTGTCCAATGGTTATCCCTTGCAATCCAAACGTTAACACTGAAACATCATGTTTTGGAAATATTGAATGCAAATGCAAAACCTTTTTCCTCAAAGTAAAAGGCGCATTCACACGTAAAACTCCAGTAGTTTTTACTCCTCAATGCACTAGTCCGGTCGTACCATTAGTGCCAGGCGTATCTTTTACAGATATTATTGCTGATATTGATCGATCCCATCGATTTTCTGTCATCGCATCTGAAAAGACTGTTAAGATCCGTCAAAATTTCATTACTCTTAAGAACCTTCATGAGACACGTGATCTTACCCACAACCAAAATTTACTTGATGAAGTTGACGTTGATTTTTCAGCATCCTTCCCATTACACAAAATCTTGTTTGCGCGCTGTATGCGCCAATTGTTGCTTAATGCAACTCCAATCCCTGACGTTGTTAGTTCTGTTGTTCCCCAATCAGCTTACTTCGTTCCCAAATGCGTTTTCACCCGTCCTTTCTTTGACGGTGTTGAATATGTCTTTGAAATTGCTTCTATCCATTCTGGTGCCATCTCCCTTATGACATCTTCTGATATTTACAGTTTCGCTTTCATGAATTACTATATGAATGTTGAATCTGTCATGGATGAAATGGTTATTTGGACTAACTCTTATGTTTTTCCATTAGATCGACTCTACACCCCAATTTCGATGAGAGATATTATATCTCTATCGTTTGTGGAGCGTCTTCCAAACGCTATTTCGCCACCGCAATTTCTCCCACAATCAAGTGAATTCATTCCCAAAATAGTTCAGCGACACGTGCAACGTGCTTCTATAGCCCGTGTCGATGATAACAAGTCAATCTCATGCTCACGACTTGCCAATCATTCAGCTGCAAAGAAAGCGAAAGAACTCACCAAACTTAGAACCGCCGAAAGAGATTTCAAGTATCTACCCCAGATGTTTGGATCTTTTATCCCCAAAATTCCAATTGATATTCATGTTCAAATGGATGACATAAACACCCTCCTTAAAGAAGGTGTTAGTGTCAATCATAAACTAGATCCCGAAATCCTACAATCCATCTCCCAGATTAAAGATTTATTAGTTAATAGTTCCATTGCCGGAACTTCAATCTTGAACACGTCACATGTGCTGTCCCTCGATCCTCATGTCCTCAAAAATTTGACTATTATGGTTACAATCATTGCATCTGCTCTCTACCATCACCATTCACCGTCGAATGTGTCGCTTGGCTTTCTTTTGAGCAGTTTTGCTGCTGGAATCATCACATCAACTCTTCCCCTTGATTTTGATGTTTTTGGTATGTTCGCCTCTCTCACCGAATACGTTAAAGAATTCACTACTGTCACCCCACAGATGTCTTCTAATACGTTATCCACAATCATTTCTGGTCTAACCACCATACTTATTGCTATCCTCTCTGGCAGTGGTGGCAACAAACCATGGACCAAAGTTGTCATTGAACAGCTCTTTTCTTTCAAAAGAAATTCTGATTCATTAGAATCTTGCGTTGTTGGAATTATTTCAATTGTTGAATCAATTGTGAATTATGTTCGACGTGATGTTCTTGGACTATCTTCCCTAGTTTTCCTTGAAACAGATAGATCAGATATTAACGACTTTGTTAAAAGAGCTGTGAAGCTCCAAGATGATATTCACTTCAATAAGTTTTTCTTCAATACAGAAAACGCCCACTATGTTCACACTATGTGGTTGGAATGTACCACCCTCATTTCAAAACTCCCCCGAACTGAGTCTCCTGCACTCGTTTCCGCTCTCAATTCTACGCTCTTCTATCTCGCCTCCCTGAAGAAGACTCTCGATGGTCTAAATCTTTCAGATGAAGGGTCACGCGTTGAGCCTGTTGCCGTTCTTTTCCAAGGTCCCCCTGGATCCGGCAAAACCAATAGTTTAGATCACTTTTCCCGTGCTCTACTTGATAGAATTGTTCCCGATGATATACGCGAAGATGCAAGGAAAAATCCACAAGCTTACGTATTCAATTGCGTTGCCGAGAATGTTTATGATGATGGTTACTCAAACCGAAAGGTTATAACTATCATAGACGATATTTGGCAAGCTCGTGAGGTCGCAGGTCAACCCGACTGCGAATCTATGAAATTCTTGCGCATGTGTTCTACTTTTGAGTATGCCATGCATATGGCCTCAATTGAAAAGAAAGGAAACGTTCGTTTTGGATGTGCAGCAGTATTGCTCACATCAAATATGCGAAGAATTCACTCCGATGCTATCATTGAAGATGAAGCGTTACGAAG